AATATTTCCATTTGCTAATTTTTTCCCTAATATTCCATCACCAAATTGAACTTCATATTGACCATCACTACATTCATTTAAAAAATAAACTTTACTAGTAGTATTAGATGTAGTAATATTATTAGCCGTAGAATATGTAAATGATTCAGTATCAGTTAAAGAAGTTTGAACTGTTACTGTTAATGTATCAGTATCCACATTTGCATTTGGAACAATAAATTTTTGATCTGCATCACCCGTATTGGCAGTATATCTATGTGTTACAGGAATTCCTTGGCAGAGCTCTACAGAAGAAACAGTATAAACACCATTTGCATTAACGTTTACTGAATAAGAACTGTCAGTAACCCAAATATAAGAAACTCCCTCAACATCACCTTGAAATTGTGTATTTTTTGCAATGCTTATAACCGCTGGGGCATCGGTGGGAGTTATAGTAAGATTAACTATTGCCTTTGACCCTTTAGCAGAACGGGGGAGATAACCAAGATGTTTTGCTCTTGCCACAACCGAGTTTCTAAGAGTTGCCGAATCCAAAAACATCTCATTGGCAATCATGTTCGCATAATATGAATTGTAGTGTGTATTATATGCCAGAACATCAAGAAGAACATCAAAAGAAGATCCCTTGAAATTATATCCTACAAATTCTGCTTGATTGGACATAAACCCTACAAGGTTATCTTTAATTTTTGTAAAGTCTAATTCCGATATATTGAGTTTTCCTTCTACGCTTGCCATAAGTTTCTATGCCCTATCTAAATAAACTTCTAAATTTGTTTCTTGTATATCATTATCTGGTATATAAACAATATTTACCAAATAGGCGTTCTCATCTGGACTTGGTTTTACGTTTACTGATTGTACATTTGCTCTAGGTTCAAATTTTGCAATAGCCTGCCGAATTTTATTCTCTATTCTAGCAGTAGTAAGATCACTAAAATTTTCAAATAAAAGTGGCCCAAGACCGCCCTCCACATCTGGTTGAAATAGTCTCTCTCCGGAGTTCATCTGTAATATATTTTTTAAAGACCGACTAATCGCTGTTGTTTTTCTAACTTGAGTCAAATCTCCATGAGCTGGATGTTTGTCAAAATCCAAATCAAAATCAACGTAATCTTTTCCGTATGTAGTAGCCATATCTTTCTCTTAATATTTAGTTAAAATTAAAGAAGTCCCAATACAAGTGCCAACAAATCTATTGGATTTTTACTGCCTCCACCAGCAATTAATACATCACCTTCTGTAGCAACAAATAATATTCCCGCTGCATATCCCAACTCAGGAATTCCACCCGCTTCAGAGAGTTGAGACTTAATCCCTTCATTACCACCTGATTGATTTGGTAGATAAAGAGCATAAACACCAGTAGAAGGCAATGTTATTTGAAAAAATTCAAGAAAATCAACGATAGCAGCGATTAAATCTTCTAAAAACTTTTCAATCCCCTTAATCATATCAATCATATCTTGAATAAAAGCTGCTGAATCTGAAATCATTCCTTTTAATTGTAATACAAAGTTTTCTAATGTCTGAAAAAACTCCCCCCAGCCTGGAATAATTTCTTTAATTTGAATTCCTCCAAAATCTGGTGGCGTTGAATCTGGAAGAACTGCTAATTTTTCCATAGAAACTTTTCCTACCTTCGGATATACTCTCGCGGGTGGTGGTAATCCAACGGTGTCTTGACCCCTAACAACATAGTTTGGAGTATTATCAGTTCGTGTTCCTCTTTGTTCCATTTCATAAACAGTATCACCAGTAATAAAAGGATTTAAACCATCAACTGATCTATATGGTTTACCAATTACTTCCATATCAACCCACCGCTCATCTTCATTAGGATTAATCGTTGTAACATATCTTAATATATTTCCTGCATCATCGGTGGCCGTAACTTCTTTTTGTGTAGTCATAGTAGAAACAACTACAGAATCAGCATTGACTTCTAGTATCTTCGAAAGCCCACCATATATTTGGCCACCTATTACATCTCCAGCCTCAAACAGTCCGTAATTACTGTCAACCATTGTTAATTTTATTACTGTATTTGCGGGAGTAATAACTTCATTTAATGACTCTAATAATCCTTTACCCGTAGTTGCTGCAAACTCAGGTATGTCAGTAAACATTTTTGAAAATTTATCAAATGTTTCCGCAAAAATATCAAAAGATGGTGCGGCAATGATGATAGCAATTGCACCAGATCCACCAGCATATGTAGTTTGGCCTAAAATATTAGGTTTACCAGGAGCAATTTTAGTATTAACTGGTTTTCTAGCCGCTTTATAATCTTTAATTATTGAACCATCTACATTTTCTTTTCCTATATTATATAATTGTAATCCAAATTCCTTAACGGGGTCCCAGCCTGAATAATTATTTCCGTCTTTATCATATACAACTACTCCTTCCTTTGGAGCTCCCCCCACTCTCCTATATCGTGGAATATCACCTTCATCATCAAAGGCATCCGTAAATGTCTGAATCACTTGTTTTACTGTAAATTTTGCATACGGGCTAATTTTTTGAAGTGGATCTTCTACTCCTTTTCCTTTATACGGATTATAACCTCCGGCAATCAGTTTTCTTGGAGTGGCCAAATGAGGTATAACTTTTTGAGTATCCAATTGTACTTGAGTTGGAGTTGTAGTAGTTTGTACCATGTCGCCCCGAGGCGATTCTTCCAACCAAAGTCTTTCACCAGCTGGATTTCTTAACTGTTCAAATCCATAAGTAAATGCTGGATCTGGTGAAACATTTCTAATAAAATATGGATCAACATACAGATACCAGAAACCCGCCTCTTTTATAGCTTGTATCGCAATAAGTACTTCATCTGCTAATGCATCCAACGCAATCAAAAGAGGATTTATATTTTGTAGTTGAGCTAAAACTTTAACTACTTCCATTCCAGCACTAGCAAGCGAAAGTGACTCTTTTACAACTTCGGCCAAATCACCGGCGGCTCTAGCCATTGTAGCAATATCTCCCGCCTTTGCAATTTGGTGAGGTTTCCACTCTGCCGTTGCTGTTTGTAATGCTTGAAACTCAGCCATTTTGTTTTTCCTTTTCTCTTGCGTCTTTCTTCAACTGGGCCTTCAATACGTTTTCCCAACCTTCTCTTTTTATTGCAAGAAGGTCTGAATACATTGTTGCAAGTGTTTTAGTCTTTTCCATTAGATTTTTAATATCATCTCTACGAATTTCTGCTTCTGCCCATTTACCTTTTGGATGTGCCATATTAATACTCCTTTACTCTTCCATTATAAATTTCATATTTGTTTCTGGAACTTTTTACCAGATCTACTAAATCTCCCAAACTCTCAATATCTTTTATGATTCCTCCCAATAGATCAATATCTTGGCCTATTAAGAGATTTACATTATCATAAATTTCTCTACCATAAGGTACATAACCACTAGTAGCATTTGCAGTTGGTATTGTTTTTACTCTGATACAAGGTGGTTTACTCCTTGCAGCGGGAGTAACACCTGTAGCATGTGTTGAATTAGCATATACTGGAACTCCGATACGTGCATCTATTTCCGCAATTCTATTATTAAGATTGGTTAATAACGTACCACAAGCGGTAGAAAATGTTACCCATTTTCCATGAGTATTATCGCTAGCAAAACTCGCACAATTTACCGCTGTTCCTACATCATCAAGCCCACCTTCTAGTCTGGTATTTCGGCCAGTCATTTCAGCTGCAGCATAGAAAGCGGTTACTGAAGCTTTTACAGACGCCAATGCAGTATCAACAGCATGTACTCCAGTAGTCGCGCACATATAAGTATCAAAAGCTGCATCGGTAAAGCCGGGGTTTGCTATGTTAGATGTAGCAATCGGATCACGAAATTTAGCTCCACCCCCACCCGCTGATGCACTTTGTAATGAATCTACTACACCTTCTACAAATGTAACATCTGCATTGGCCGTGCTTCCATCAGTTGTCAATTTTCTTGCTATATAATTAGATACAATAGGATAGTCTACTACTGAACCAAGTCCATTTGAGACAGTATAATGTGTCCCATTGCTCGTTGCTGAGTAAGATGTTACATATGAGTGCTTTCGAATTATTCCACCACTCAATCTATACCAATATGATGTTACCGTGGCTGGAGGAGAAGCAGGACCACCGGCAGTTCCATCTGCATGAACTACATCATCCACCGGAACTGTCCAATTGGATGTCGCGTTTGTACTTGCATGTAATGTTTCCTCCGCTCGTATCAATGCTACTACACTCGCCAAACCTGTCCTTGGAAGTACTGCTCTTGGTTCAACTTCAGAACCCGCGGTTCCAACTCCAGGAAGGCTTTCCCCAGCAACCGTTGTTGCTGATCCTAAAACTCCATACGTTGCACTTCGTGCTGGAGCATAAAAGAATTTTTCAGCATTGTCTATAATATATCTATATTCATGATCAGGTACAACTTTTGGGTTAGCTCCTACTGCATTGTTTGCTTTACTTTTGTCCTTCATCCAAGAAACAAATCTCCCCACATACACATCTTTATTACCAAGACCATCGGGTTGTGTTCCTTGCATTTCACCTTCTTTTAAGGTCATTGCTGCAGTAGTTCCTTGATTCGCTGGTTTAAAAGGATTCGCTTCTATGTCTGCTGCAAATCCTGCATCAGCGGTGGCCGTTCCCCCATATTCTTTTCCACTAGAATTATATACACCGGTTGCACCTTTTATTAAATCTTGACTTGATGCAGAGCTTGGATTAAAGAAACCAAGAAGGGTTTTAAACTGAGTCGTATTTGCAATACACAAATCATCTTCAGAACCGCTTGCATAAGTTCCCGCATCATCTCCTACAGGTGTCCAAGAAGAATTTGCCACCAAACCTTCCGCGGATACTTCTACTTGACAAAAGATGTCATGTGCGGCATGTCCAAGTGGAACACTATCTACTGAAAGTGTAACAGTACCATTAGCAGTTGCTGCATTACTCAATCTAAATTGACTATCAGTAGCCTGTACAGCAGCAATTGTTGGTGTTCCACTAATTCCTGTACCACTAATTACATCATTATATTTAATTTTTAAAATATCGGCTGCAGAAACAGCTGTAACTACTACACTATCTGTAGTTGTTGTACCCGTAATAGTGAATGTATTTACAGAATCGGCGTGCTTCTTTAAATAAAATTTTTGATTAAACCCCGGACCTACAGGAGTATACGCGGTATTACTTCCTGCAGTTAAATGATCTGCCAATGTTAGAGTATTTAATTCTAAAACTCCTCCACTATTTGTTATCGCCACGCTTGCAACATTTGCTTTTGCCCAATGATAGTTCCATGTATTTGCCGCTGCTTCGGATGCAGGAATATTACTAGCATTATTAGTTACCCACGCAACTGCATTTCCAAAAACTATATCACCCCCATCTGGTGTAGTATATGCAGATAAATTTGAGGAAGTATCTTCTAGTTCTCCAGACACCCTAGAACGTACCATATAATAATTTCCCACATAAGTACTAAAGGTGTTTCCATCTATTGTTTGAGTTGCACTAGTAGTACTACTCAAGGTAATAATATTTGTTTCTGTTAAATCAGTAGCAACATACCCGAAAAGTGAAGTATTCGCTTCTGTAAGAGTAAGTGCCCCATTTACTGTTTGATACGCCGGAAGGGTAAACTTTTTAAAGGCTCCTGATATTGCACTTGCTCCATAACATATCATCCTTTGTTTTGCTAAGGCTTGACATATAGTATGAAGAGACATAGTTGTAGGGACGGCCGCTTCATTTTTTCCTCCCGTATGCCCCATACATAATCCTTGAAGAAATGTATGAGCGAACTCTCTAGACAATGCAATATCTGAAAGGATCGCCGCCCTCGCATCTATATGAGTAAGAGGTGAACCTACTAAATCGGCTTTAGTTTGATTTATTTTCTTTTCAATTGCTCCTGCCATTGTATTCCTATGATAAAGGTCCAGAAAATGGTACAGGTGGTGCACCGGGAATTAACCCGCTCACTACCCATGTTTTTGTCCATGTGTCTAATATGCCTGCCAACTCTTTTGCAAAAGCCATTCCAGCCGGTTGAGGTCCAGAAAATAATTGTATCAACTGTGGCGTATGAGAAGGGGCGGTTACTGGTGGTCCTATTTGTTGTCCAGACATATATGTTAGTGCCATAGTTGTTAATGCTGTTGCTATTTGAGATCCTATTGCCGCACCAACTGGAAGTTGTTGTGCAAAAACTCCTCCTATTGCCATTCCTGTTGGAACATCGACCACATTTGATGTAGGAAATCCCCCAGCGTTCATACCACCTTGTAAATAATTTTTGAACGCCTTTGCAATTTTTTCACCTGGTTTTAAAGCAGTGGGGTGCGACCCAGAAAATACTCCCGCTAACTCCATCTGCATTGTTGCTTTAATTAGTGGCATTATTCTAAACTCATTCCTATTTTTAAAGATTTCAATAATGCCAAATTAACTGTCGCCGGTGGCATTGGTGGTCCTGAAGGACCTGTTCCAGTTGGATGCGTATGATTCAAAATTTCATCAATTAGTGCATCTAAAATTTCTTTTAATGAAGCGACCACTCCTTTTATTTTTACTTTTCCTGCAGAACTTACTGAAACCTCTCCCAATAATCCCTCCATCTTTGCATCACCGGATGTACCTAATGTGAGAGATGCTAATATTCCTTTTAATTTTACTGAACCCGATAAACCCAAATCCATAGAAGCCAACAAACTAGAAAAAGATACATCTCCCAACAAGGCCTCCCCCTTAATACCAGTTGTTCCTAAATTAGAAGTCAATAATATATCTCCAAAAGGCTGTATAGCTATTGATGCTCCCACACCAGCAAGCCCCAAGTTCATTTCAATTCCACCAGTAAGAAGATTGTCTGTGCATTCCATTCCAATCTTTCCTGCAGTTGCCGCTGTTTTTTTAGCATAGCCCGCGCTGATCGCGGGTAATAATCCAAATATAGATTCGTTTATTGAATCTGTAGCATTAACTGATATTCCACCACCAGTTTGCATACCGATAGACCCCTGAGCATTTAAACTATATGCTCCAGCTTCATGTGTTAATTTTCCACCTACTTGTTTTTTTTCATCACCTACTGTTTTCTCAGAGGAAGAGGCTGATTTCTTTTCAATGTTTACATTATTGGCCGATAGAGTAAGTGTCTCATCTGCCCTTATTATCAAATTAGCAGCTTCAAGGTTAATTGTTCCAGTTTTATTATTAATATTGAATCTACCTTTTTTTATAGCAACAGAATAATCACCATCAATCTTGTCTGTTCTATTACCAAGAATATAATTTTCTTGTGAACCATCAACGGTTGTATAATCACTCGCTTCAATGTGTGTATATCTTGCTCCTAAAATAATATCATAATAATTGTTTACTATTTTATCAACTTTAATTCCAGTAGGATGTATCTCTGTAAATGTTCCCGTTCGATGATACCAATGCATCCTTTCCCAATTCGGTGTATCATCCATCTCAATAATATGTCCACTCTCTGTTTGGTGAACATGATTGTATGGATAGACTGCCGCCCAAGGGATTCTAGGTTCAGACCAAGTTTTACCATCTGCTGTAGCAATTTCCAACTGACCGGCTTTACGGTTTTCCATTTTTTCGAAAACAATTCCAGAAACTCTAGGGTCACTCGTATCAGTATTTCCACGGATTCCTCTTGCCAATCTATTCGTAGTTGGTTCTTTTAGATAGTCTAATTTTCTAGTAAACGATAATTCCGTATTTGCTAAACCTGTATCTGGATAAGTTGATCTAAGAGGGTTCTCCACAACCTTAACCGTAAATGGGGGTACTCCCGCTCTAGGTCCGGTCTGACCAATTAATGATCTTACAAAAGTTTTCTTTTCAAGTGTAACCGAATCGGATACTGCAACTGTTGCCGAGTCTTCAATAGGACTTGGCCTAGCATTATGAATGACGCTAGCTGGTTCTCTCGGCACCATATCTGCAGCTGGATTATAAAGTAAACTCCTTGATCCAGATTCATCTTCAAATAATGGGTGTCCTACATCACCAGTTTCCAATCTTGGATCTAAAAATCCCTGGCCACCTGTTGCTGTTCCATCATTATTAATTCCCTTTGCATCCAATTCTGGTATACCACCAAGTGTTCCGAAAAACATTGGTTCTTGGCCTGCCTCACCATCGCGATAAAATCCAATAACCCAAGTTCCTTCCACAGGACCCAATGGTGTAGATCCCACACCTGTTTGACTTGCAGAAGTAATCGGAGCAACAGGATAAGCCCAAGGAAGAGAAACAGTAGGCATATCATTCTTGTCTTCTGAATGCCAACCCAATACTCTGACCTTACACCTTCCAAGATAAAGAGGATCGTGGCGGTCTTCGACAACTCCTTGCCACCAAACGAATCCTTCTTTCCCCATAAAATATGCCATAATATTATCCTTTTCTCGCTCGCGAAGCCCGTGAATCACCACGGCCGGCTACATTAGTAACAATTGATCCAGTTCTGTCTTTTCCGACAGGATCTTTTAATGTATCTTTTATTGCTTCAAATTCTATTTCGTATTTTTCTTTAGTAAAATGATGTCTTAACTTTGTGATCAAATAATATCCACTTAAATACTTATGATGTGTAGATTGGGACTCTCCATCACGTTCTGTTAAATCTTGTGTTGGCATTTTAAATTCAATCAAATCACCAACTGATCTTGTAGACATTCCTGGTGCTCTAATATTTAATTTAATATTATTAAATTGTTGACTTTGAACCATTCTCGATTGCATCCATTGTTCTACTCTATTTGGAATAATATTTAATTGTCCTTTAACTGTTCCCTTTACTCCTTGTGGGCCAGGATCAAGCTTGAATCTAACATCGTGTGCAAAGTTAGTAGGATAAAAAGATATGACAGATTCTGGTGCACCCATAGCAGATTGATTTTCAGTACATAATTTTCCTCTTCCTAAATGGGTAAAATTATCAGAAAAGTTCTTGGCCTCTGCAGACATTTTTACTACATTCTTTACTTCAGTAGCTCCAGTAGCTTCATCAACAGTTACCTCTTCTCCTAAATTTGCTGGCTCATGAATATTAAAATCTGTTGTATCATATTTCATCCTAACAAGATCATGAGTAAGTAATCGATTAGAATACATCCCTTTTGATAGGTTTTGTAAAACATCAAAATTAGAAGAGAATTTATATTCATCTACTGCGGTCATTTCAATGGCCACGTTTTTCACATTATCAGTTTTTTGCACCAATCCTTTAGGTTGAACCACATAGGTTTCTTTAACTGGTTGTTCTGGTGCAGTATATACTAATTCAGTTGGAGAACCAGGAGCTCCCGCGACTGTACTATATCCTGTACCCCCACCAGCCATAAGGGTTTCCAAAGAAACAAAAAAGAATCCCTTTACAGTTTCATAAAAAAGAAAACTGGACCCCATTGCATGTTGTCCTGCAGATACTGCTCTTGATGCCAGAAAATTAAATGCCTTAAATGGTGGATAATTTGGTATAACCAAACTTGAGGGGTTTTTGGTGGGTTCAATAAATATTTTTTTAGCTTTTCTTCCCCTCTTAAAAAATTGTGTATAGAGAGACTTTACGATGACAGATATTCTTCGGGGTTCTAAAGAGCCGGGATCAAGAGAAGATTTCATAACCTTTGATTTTAAATTAATAATATATTCTTCAGAAAGAAAGTGTAATGTATAACGGACCATACCATCATTAAGTTTAGTCAAGTCTTCTAATTTAGTTACACGAAACTTTAAATTTATAATTCCTTCATTTTCACTCCCCTGAAACGGACCTGGAATAACAGATGTGCTATTACCCCGTTCTCTTTTAAATCCTCTTGTTCTTACATGCACATGAAGAGTTTCTTCACCAATAATTGGAACAACTTCCATCAGACCAATAGCATCTGTAATTTGTATATCTCCAGTAAGACAGTTCGCGAAAACATCCTCATAGATATTAAGATTTGACCACGCACCCCTCAAATCAATATATCCCCCCACCGCTCTATTAGGAGAGGTAAGGGTAAGCTTCAGAAGTTCAAAATCTCCTGGAAATGAGGGGAGTTTAGATAGTTCTGGATTTTTTATATTTGGGTTTTTCGTTCCATGATTGGCAGTTTCTGTTTGAACACTCTGTCCCGCTTTACGCCTATCAAGAACTTTACCAAAGGCTTCTTCTGGCATTATTCTAATTTCTCCGCATGTTCAGAAAGTATGTCTGCAACATAAAGTCTATCAATTAATTTAATATCTCGTTTGGCTTCATTTCTATCTACTTCCCAATCATAACAATACTTAATTTTTCTATGAACGGAGCCATGTATCTCACCTTCATGATGGTGACCTGACTGAGGAGCTAGGGCAATGTATGTTTCATAATCAACAACAATGCATGCCTCAGGAATAGCATCTGTTGTTCCTGTAGCCTCTATTCTATGTCTAAGAATTTGTTCATATTGATGAATAGAATTTTTTGCGATAGTTAATGATCCGTACTTGTTTTTAATATAAGCACCAAATTCTCTAGTCCCTAAAGGCCAGTCATATAATGGATCTACCATATCATTAATCAAAAATATCAACCACGTATATTTAACATCACCATATATCTCATCTGCTACATGATCAGGACGAAAATTTTCTTTTATTGAATAAGGAAAATATGAAACAACATCATTCAAAATAGTACTCTTTAGTTTAGCACGTTCCATTAGATTAATAACAGTTTTAACCTTGGCGGGTTTTGTGCCAAAAATATCATAACTAATTTGTGGATAATGTACAAAAAATTCAGACATGATTAATCTCTCCCTTTATTAAAGGCCTTTATTTGTTATTTTACTTCGATGCATTGTTTCTATTTCCATAAATGAAAGAGACATGCTTATGGTTACTGGATATTGAGTATCTTCAAAAAATAAAACAGTATCTTGAGTAGTATATGATAATTCACAATTAGTTAATACAGATCTTCCTATATTAAACATTGGATTGGCGCCAGTTTTTGGTAATTCTCTACCATTAACAGTAAAACAAATTTCAAATTCATCTGGATATCCAAACAGTCCCGATGGTGCGGTTTGATTATCTCCCCCTACATGAGCGGGCAACATAGCTTCTTTAAATGCATTTGCAATTTTAACACATTTTGCAGATTCTCCCGCATCTTCTGGCATCATTTTAAAGGAAAATTTATGTTCACGCATTTGAGTTGGGCCTTTATATGCAGCAACAATATAGGGATTAGCAACTTGACCTTTAACTGTGCCTAATGCAATTTTTAGATTCGCGGGAGTTGCTGTGGCGGCTACAAGATCAGCGATCACATTTCCTTTAGCAGACGCATTAGCTTCCATTGTTTTTCTTAATCTTAACAAAGATCCACCACTTTCTTTAAGACCAGCTTGTGCCATTCCTAATGCTTGACCCAATGCCGCGGCCTCGTAATCAGACTTATATGAAGTGCCCAATGCATCTGGTGGAATATATAACGCGATATCCAGAGTATTATGATGTTTTCTAAAATCGAAAGCCCTAAAAGACACCCAGTGCTTGAGAGATTGTCCGATAGAGGGTGGATATTCCAAATAAAGAGTTTGGCTTCGATGCTGACGCTGGGCATCATTCATTTGATTTCTCTCCAATAAAAGTTATTAATTAATCGTTCTATATATTTATATGAGATACAAAGGAAAATTTAGACCACAAAACAGGGAAAAGTATAAGGGTAATCCCAGCAATATAATTTATCGATCTGGTTGGGAGTTAGACTTCATGAAGTATTTAGATCGACAGCCTGGAGTGCTCCAATGGAATAGTGAAGAGATTATCATTCCATATAAATCTCCTGTTGATGGTAAATGGCATAGATATTATCCTGACTTTTGGGTAAAAACTTCAAAAGTAGAAACTATAATTGAAATCAAACCAAAAAAACAGACCAAACCCCCCAAAGAAAATCCAAAACATAGAAGAAGATACTTGCGAGAAGTAAAGACTTTTGTAGTTAACGAAGCCAAATGGAAAGCCGCTAAAGAATTTTGTGAAAACAAAGGATTCCAATGGAAAATCATGACTGAAGATACTCTTCGTACTACTAAATAGTTATACTATGGCTGAAGAAAAACGATATCTACAAAATTTACTTGCTAAAATAAAAGGCGGTGATTTGCCAGCAGAAGAACGTATGGCTGTTACTTGGTTTAAGTCTATTGTAGAAGAATCAATGATTGGTCTTGCAAAAGAAGTAGTACCTCAATACTTAAAGGTAGATGCAGCTCAGAAGGGGTATATAACAGGAAGATTGATTGTGGGGAGAATGTATTTTTTTATGTATAATCCCAAACATAAAGCAACTTTACCATACTATGATATGTTTCCTTTGGTCTTACCTATTCAAAAAGAAAGTGATGGTTTTCTTGGAATTAATTTCCATTATTTACATCCGGCAGATAGGGCAATATTAATGGATGAAATTAAGATATTTGTAAACGATAGAAGTTTATCTGACATTGCTAGAATAAAGTTAAAGTATGATATGTTACGAGGATTTACAAGATTTAAAAGAGCTAAACCTGCGATAAAAAGATATCTCACTACATATTGTAAAAGTCAATTTATTCCCGTTACGCCTGAGGAATGGGCACCTGCTATTTTTCTTCCAGTTGAGCAGTTTAGGAAAAGGAATAAACAGGCAGTATGGTCAGCAAGTAGAAAAATATACAATACAATAAGACAATAGGAAAATAAAATTATGCCACAACCAACAGGATTTTCACCAAGTGATTTCATGAGTAGTGTTGAAACTATGGGAGGGCTCGGTAAGAGAAACAAATATTCTCTTTCTATTACTCCACCAAATTCATTACGCTCAAGCGTTGGTTCAGGAAAAATTGATTTTCTCGCTCTTTCAGTATTATTACCGTCAAAACAATTTTCAACAACCGAACAAACGATATACGGTATAAACAAAACTGTACCATACAGTACTACATATGAACCCATCTTGTTAACAATGTTAAATCCTCAAGATTGGAGTACTAGAAAATTTTGGGATGAATGGTTAGATCATATACAGCCTCCTGGTAGTAAAAATATGAGATATTATAAAAGCATGATAGGACAAATAGAAATCTCACATTATGATGAAGAGACAAGGAACATAAATCCAAGTCGAGCAAGATATACTGCAGTTTTAGAAGAAGCATGGCCTGAAAGAATAAGTGCATATGCTTTGGGATATGAGAACTCCGATTTAGGAAATTTTGAAATATCGATACGATACAAACAATGGCATGAAAAGGGAACAAGTAGACATTTATCCTCGCGATGACCACGCGATTGATTTTTAATTATACATTATTATAGGAGAATATTATGGCTTTACCAAAGGTAAGCACACCAACATATGAATTGACAATACCATCTTCTGGTGAGAAAGTCAGTTACAGACCTTTTCTTGTAAAGGAAGAGAAAACATTATTGATGGCAATGGAATCGAAAGATAC